TAAGGCCCGTTTTCACGCCGAGGCTATCGACCCGGAGAAAGGCAGCGCAACGGGTTACGTTGCTAAATACATTTCCAAAAATATTGATGGTTATGCGCTGGATGGCGAGACAGACGACGAGAGCGGTAAAGATCTGAAAGAAACTGCCTCGGCCGTTTCTGCCTGGGCGGCACGCTGGCATATCCGGCAATTTCAGTTTGTGGGCGGTGCGCCGGTCACAGTTTACCGCGAGCTGCGCCGCATGGCTGACAGCGAAACCGCACATGGCCTGAGCATTGAATTTGCGGCCGCGCATGACGCCGCCGACGCGGGAGACTGGGCCGGATACGTTAACGCCCAGGGCGGGCCGTTCGTGCGCCGTGACGATCTGGCTGTGCGCACCTGGTATCAGGCAAGCGAAGATATGAATGAGTACGGCGAGGAAACCGTGCGCATCAAGGGCGTTTACGCAACTGAAGTTGGAGACGATACGCCAATTTTAACCCGACTGATGCAATGGAAGATTGTCCCGAAACGTGCCGTTGATTTGGCTTTTGAATTTAAGGACGCGTCTGCGTCCTCTCGGAGTTCTGTCAATAACTGTACGGGAGGTTTGAGATATGAGGATTCGAACCCGCCGGAAAGTTACGAAAAAATCGACCTGGACGGCATGAGCAGTAAGGAACGGCGGCTGCTTTTAAGCCGGATAAGAGCGCAGAAGCCAGAAAAGCGGCATCTGAAGCTGAGGAGGTCTGACAAAATCGAAGCTGCGTGCGACAGCGTAATAGCCCAGGTGAAAGACTTGAGCGGTGAAACCATCAGTCGGGGGATGGCCGTGCGTCTGATTGGCGGCACGCAGACTAAAATCGCTGGTCAAATGTTCCGCAGCCTGCCTAATGGAGAACTGGCCCGCCCAATACTGGAGCCTAAAAGGACTTTCGTATTAGAACGATTTAACCGTTTAGCGGAAAAGCAGCGCTCAAAAAACAAACGCTGATAGCCAAAATTTACTTTCATTAGGGCGGCTGATGGCCTAAATTCTATGAGCTGTTTTTTTTCGCACTATGCTTAGGCTTACAGGGAAAGTTCTTTCGTATCAGCCAGATAAAAAAACTATCTTAACCTGACATTTTTCTTCCTCTCCTTATAAATGCTGTGATACTGTATAAATACACAGTAAAAATTGGGGAGGGAAAATGACGGCTCAGGAATCAAGCCAGATGCATAAAAAAATGGCGTGCATGCAGTTCATAGCTGAGGTTTCACTCATTGCTAACTGTAAGCCGTCTGAGCTGAAACTGGCACTCACCATTATTGCCGAATTGGCACATTCAGAAACCGGTCAGGATTGTGATGACGAAATTTTTTATTCTGCTGAATAGAAACGGCGATGTAGGGCAGTTACAGCAAAATCGAGATGCCTGACTTAAAAGCTGATGAAGATCGGGCCAGATTAAATGAACTGCTTCAGAACGTCTGGGAAGATGACGGCTGGTCGCATTGATAACCCCGCTGACGTCAAAATCTTGATTTTGATGGCGGCACGGTTGAACAACGAGCATGGCGAGGCGTTATTTAAATCATTAAGTTGCTTATTGTTGAAGTAGATTTAAAGGGGGGGGGTATGCTGAGTATCAATAATGTTGATGTAAGAAAGCATCTTGAGATTTTTGAGCGAAAGCGAACGCCGGACAACGGCAGGATTAGTTTAATGTATGAGAATGCCATACATTATGATATGTATTCTGTTTATATTAAAGATAATGAAGGTAATGAATATCTCTTTGATAGATATATTGATGGGGTGATAAAAGCAAAAAAATGGGATGTTCAACGTAATATCTTTGATGTTGATATTGATCTCAATCCAGAGCAGTTTAACGCTGACTCTTTTTCTGGTATTTTTTATTATCGTGCACATGAATTTAAATTTAATTCACTAAAAGAGTTACGAGGTTTTAATGTATGGAAGCTAAAGCGTTTAGCTAATAGTGAAAATAAAAAATTTAGCCGTGAAAAATTTCTATATCGTCAACGTAAGCAAGAGATTACTGATGCGATGACTGTTTTGACTTCAGTTGTCAGGATTTATAGGGAGCAACAAGGCGAAAGGCCATTCAGCGAGATTCTTATAATGAATGATGTTGCTGGTAAGTTATGGATTTATCATGATGATCCGTCAAGGCTAAAAAAAGAGCTTCGCCTATGCCTTGATTCACTTGTGGAAAATGGTGACCTTATAAAAGTTCAGGATGGGTACAAACCTAGCGGGAAATCGGTCAATACCTTAGCTAATTTCAACAAAAATGAACAACGTTATAAAGAGAATATAAGCAGCCAACGAAGTATGTTTTGGGCTACTTTGTTTGCTGCTATAGGTGGATTGGGAAGTATGGTTGCCGCTTTTATAGGAGTAATGAAGTAACGAGCGTATTCTTCGTTAGATTATCCGTCTAAGTGTCAAATTTATGTTTTTGTAGAGGTGCATGCATTAGGTGCATTGTTTTGCATGCGTCATGCTTGTGCGTTCAGGCCGTGCACCACCAGTGCTGGCGCTGCCCAGCGTGGTCATGCAACTGCATTAAAACCGCCCCATAAAGCGGGCAGGCGTGGCGGGGATAGCATTGCGCGCGAGGGGCGGGGAAAACTGTTTACTTTGACTTCTGCAAAGTTCTGTGGTATTTAGAAGCAGGATAATGGCTTTTTTGGCAGTTTATAAACTTGGAATATATATGAAAATCTTATCTTTAGAATCGTGTAACAATCATACTAATCTAAAGATTAATAAAATTAATTTTGACCGGTTTAGTTTATTGGTTGGCGCGTCAGGCGTGGGAAAAACACAGATTCTAAGAAGTATTATGAATTTGAAGAATATCGCATCGGGCCAGGCTATAAGTGGATTTAGCTGGAACGTTAATTTTGATATTCTGGGAGATACATATAATTGGAAGGGTGAGTTTGAGAAAAACTCCGCATATTCTGAAGGTATGTTCCCATTTTTCTTTGGTGGTTTTAGTAATGATAAAGAAACTCGCGCTAAAATAATTTTCGAGCAATTAACTAAAAACGATAAGCTAGTAATTGAGCGCAGAGGTGAGGTCATTTTATTCAATGAACAACTTACAGTTAAACTTTCCCCAACAGAAAGCGTCATTAATCTTTTGCGCGCTGAAGAGGAAATTGAAATAATAGCTAATTCATTCTCTAAGATTGACTATATTAATCCGGATTCTCAAACTGGCTATCGCCTTACAATTGATGACGTTGATGCAGATGAAGTTAAAACACTGGCAGGAATCAGGAATAGTAATATCAGTATTTTATCAAAGCTATATCTATGCCAGGAATATGAAAAAGATTTCTTTGATGAAATGATTGAAACTTATAAAGATATCTTTCCGTTTATTGAGGATATCAAAATTCAAATGCATCAACCCGAGCTTGGTAAAACAACGACCCACAAAATCTTTTATGCCAGATTTAAGGAGAAAGGCGTTGAATCGTGGATCGAGCAGAATGCTATGTCATCAGGGATGAGTAAAACCTTAACTCAACTGGCTTATTTACACCTCAGCTCAGACGGTGCCGTACTTCTGATTGATGAGTTTGAAAATGGCTTTGGCGTCAACTGCATTAATGACATCACTGATGAATTAATGAACTCATCGTCAATTTATAAAACCGACATTCAGTTCATCATGACAAGTCATCATCCATACATTATTAACAACATTCCAATCGATTACTGGAAAATTATATCGCGCAAGGCTGGCATTGTTAAATCTTATAATGCTAAAGATTTTAATCTACATGACTCTAATCATGAGGCATTCACTAAACTTATTAACCTTAGTGTTTACGCGGATGGCGCAAATCGATGAGCCTATATATTTTAGTTGAGGGGAAGCAAACAGAAAAAAAACTTTACCCCGCTTGGTTAGCACATCTGTGCCCTCAGTTAAAAAAAGTAGAATCCCCGTCTGAGCTGGATGGGGATTCATATTACCTTATAAGCGGTGAGGGTTTTCCTCGTCTTTTGGATGTTACATTAATAAACTCTTTAAAAGATATTGCTAATAATAAGCTAATAAGGAACTTCTGGGTTGTGCTTGATTCAGATGGTGTACCGGTTTCTCAAAGACGGCAGTTGGTTTTTGATTACATTTCCAGAAGTGGTATAAGCATACCTCACTGCTCAATTGAAGTTATAGTACAGCACCCTTGCATTGAAACCTGGGGTTTTGGAAATAGAAGCATGATCTCTATAAATCAATTACATGCTGAGCTAAGTCAATTCTTTTCTTATTATAATGTTCGCGATTATGACCCGGAACTCATGATCAAGCCGAACGAATTTTTAGGTACCATCGCAAATTACCATGAGGTGTATCTTCGCTGTATGCTAAGACAAAAAAACATAAGATACAGAAAGAGCAATCCAAACGGTTTAATAGATGTAAGTTATCTTCAGCAAATAATTTCACGAGCTAACGATGGCGCATCGCACCTAAAAAGTTTTAAACATTTTTACGACTTAGCGATTAATATCTGACCTTTGATTCTGGCAAGTAATATTTATACTTGCCGGAACCTTAAAGGCTATACTTCGTGAAATTAACGACTTCTACTCCTAACCAATCATTGATCTCCTTAATTCTTTCCTGCAATGGTGTCAGTTCATTCCTCACAAATACCTGCGCAGCCTTAACTGCATCACCGAACCCGCCGGAGTTGTCCGGGATAATCCCCATCATCTGCGGCGGCACTCGGTGCGCGCTGAGCAGGTCATCGCGACTGGCTTTCTTGATGTTGAAGAAATCGTCTTTCGTTGCCACCTCACTGAGCGGCAGAATCTTGATCCCGTCCGGCTTTCCGTTTGGCGCGTACATAAACAGGTTGCGGAAGTTACCCAGCCCTTTCGTGTCGCGCATCGCCTGGCGCATCCGGTCAACGTCGCTGCTGCTCTGCGCCGCGTCGGTCATATACAGGATGTAACCGGCGTGTGCGCCGTTCTGGTAATACTTGCGGCGGAACAGCGTTGCCGCCTCATTCAGCCAGGCAGAGTTAAGCGCGCTGAGGTATTCCGGCAGGCCGTAAAGCTCCTGATTAATATCCGGCTCCAGCAGGTGAAACACGCTGCCGGCCGAAAATTCATGCGGCTCTTTCCAGTCATTCACAAACCAGTAAACGCCATCCTTCACGCCCCTGCGGGTGAATTTGGCCGGGGTGGTTTCAAGGCGCAGCGGCTTACCCAGGCCATTGCGGCGCAGCTCGGCAAAGGCATTGCCGAAGACCAGATAATCCAGCGCAAACTTGCTGAACTCCTGCTGACTCATCATCGGGTGCGGAATAAACGTTGAGGCCAGAATGTTGCGCTTTACGTAAATTGGCGAGCTGTGATGCACGGCCGAGCGCAGGCTCTTAGCCAGCCCGCTAAAGCTGACCGGCGGCTCAAACCAGCGCCCGTTACCGATGCACTCGGCGTAATCCAGAATGTCGCGCTTATCCATGACCGGCGTCGGATCGCCAAAGGTAAACGCCTCGGCGTGCTGCTGCGGTGCGGTTGCCTGTACCGGCTGTGGGGTGGCGGTGTAAGCCTTGCGGCCTCTGCGTTTGCTCATCAGTAAAATTCCAGAATTGAGGGATTAGCGCCGCCGCTGGCTGCGGTAAGCGGTTCGTTTAACAGTGCGTGCATGATTGCCCAGGCGACGTCAGCATGGCTGGCCTCTTCGCTGCGGCTCGCCTCATAGGTTGAGCGGTTGCCGCTGGCCGTCATGGTTTTGCGGATAGCCATAAACGACTGCGTGATGTCCGTCGCCCCGGCGTCATACTCAAGCCGCCCGCTGCTTATGGTGTCTTTTGCCTTCAGTACCATTGTTGTTTTCACTTCCGGCGAGTATTTAATTTCACGCGCTGCCGGGTAAAACTGGCGTACCAGCTGGAAAACACCCTGGCCGATGCCGGTCGCATCAACGCCGATATATTCCACGGTGTATTTTTTCGTTAAGTCCTCGATCGATTTAGCCTGCGCGGCAAAGTCCATGCCCCGCCACTGGTGACGCTCCAGCACGCGGAACTTACCGCCCGCAACGAGTGGCGGCGCGATTACCGCACAGCCTGCGCTGTCGCCGGTGTGCGACGGGTCATACCCGATCCAGACCGGCCGGTATGCAAACGGGCGCGGCAGGTACGGGTTAAAATCTTCCCACTCTTCCAGGCTGTCGATCATGCAGCTCTGCAGCTCGGCAAACGGGAACACGCTCGCCTCATCATCGACAAAATCACACATCAGCAGGTTCTGATACTCCGCCGGGCTGTATTCAAGCTGCAGCTGGTCAATGTCGAACAGGTTGCAGCCGCCGGTGAGCGCATCCTCAACCGTCACAATCTGCCGCCACTGCCCGTCACCGCACAGCGCGCCTTTCGCCAGGTGTGAATGCGACAGGTCTATCTCGAAGCGATCATCTCTGTTCCGCCGCCCCTTGTTAAACAGCTCGCCTGACCAGAACGGATAGGCGCTGTGTGACAGGGCCGACGGCGTGGAAAAATAGGTCGTGCGCCATTTTTTGTGCAGCGACATGCCGCTGGCAACTTTGCGCAGCTCCTGGAATTTCGGGATCCAGAAATATTCATCCAGATACAGGTTGCCGGTATAGCTCTGCGCTGTGCGCACGTTCGTGCCGAGGAATATCAGGCGCGCGCCGTTCGGCAGCACAATCGGATCGCCTTTCAGGTCAACGTCAGCCTGGCGGGCAAAGTCGAGGATATAGTTTTTAAAAACGTGGGCCTGCGCCTTGCTGGCCGAAAGAAATATCTGGTTTCGCCCGGTGGTCAGCGCATCGATCAGCGCCTCACGGGCAAAGTAGAACGTTGCGCCAATCTGGCGGGACTTCAGGATATTGCGGATGCGGTGAGTCAGACCGGCACGGTGCCAGTTGAGCTGATACTCAAAGCAGTTATCCATAAACACGCCGGTCAGCTTGTCGATCTGCTCGTCGCTGAACTCGTTTTTAACGACCGGCTGGCGCTCGCCTTTATTGCGGTTGCGCACGTTGGGGTTTAAGTCGGCCTCGTTGCCGCTGCTGCGGTAGCGCTCAACGCGGGCAAGGCGCTCAATCTGACGCCCGAGCGCGTCTATCTCTTTGTAATCACCATTCCCCTTTACCTTTTTCATGATGAGCTGAATCAGCCGGGCTTCCATGCTGGATTCAACGCGACTGATGGGCGCGACGTTGTCCCACGCGTCGCGCAGCTTCCAGCTCTGCACGGTTGGCGTTTTCTGTCCGAGCGTCTCCGCAATCTGGCGCACGGAATAACCCTGCCAGTAAAGCAGCGCGGACTGACGGCGCGGATCGCTGATGATGGTTGTCGGTGTCATGTTCATACCGGCAAGGCTACCGGTGCCGAAAATGGCGCGCCTGCTGTCCCTGTTTGCTGATGCATCAGCGGGCTGGCATTCGTT